TGAGCCACCCGTCGAGGCTCTGATGTTTGACAAACATGCCCCGGCCACTACGGATGTAATCGGGGTACTCGACTTCAATATCTAGCTTGTCTATTGTTGACCGTTTTATTTTGACCGGCTTGCCGTCGATTAGTATTTCTTCAAAGACTGGCCGGTCAGGTATTAGCATGAGGTCAGTGCGCGGTACAACTTCCATGTGCTCGCGTATCTCATGGTGGCCCTCGTTACTGCCTGCTGGTCCCTCTTTTACTAGTTCGCGCTGCCCTATGGTTTCATCCATTAGCTGTATAGGTAGGCCATTCGCGTAGAGCCGTAGGCCAAAGGCCACATCTTGCTGCCCGTAGTGTTTAGTGTTGTCGGTGCTCATCGTGAACTTAATAAAGCCGTCCTCTACCACCGGAACCCACCGCACGTCTGTACGCCATATCGGTAGTTTCATACGGTGCATAAGGTCTGCTCTCACTAGTAATAGTCCACAGCCGGTAAAAAACGCTTTGCCCTCGGGGTCGTACATGACGGTGCCGCCATGTCCACCTGACACGGGGTAGTCGCAACTGATGGCGTAGGTGTCACGCTGCAACATACGGCTTATCATGTCTTTTGGGATGACCATGTCCTCTTCGGTAAAAAGAAAGTGCGTGAATGTCTTGTCTTTTAGTGCTTCTTCTGTCGGCACGTTGAAACAGTCCGGTATTGGTCGTGAATGTGACCAGAATACTTTGTATTCTTGGCCGGTGTGGTCAAGCGCCTGGTATAGTTCGTCGACCGTCTGCGAGAACACAAGTCCTCGGCTCGGTATGACGACCGCCAGCTTCATGTCTACTCTAGTTCGCTTTTAATAGCTTCGAGTAGTACAAGCGCCTCGGCGTATCGCTTCACGTCCTGTTCATGCTCGACAATCTTGGTCATCACAGCGGCTTTTTCTTTGTCGTCTGCCGTGCTGATGTTGCGATTGAGTATCGCATCAACGCGTGAACGCCACATAGATTGCCGTATGCCGTCAATCTGTGCGTCGAGAAACTGTATCTTGTCCTCGGTCGGGATGTCGTTTTTGAGTCCCACGCTCTTAATTAGTTCGTTGTCGCTTTTGAGTAACATAGCCGTCCCCTATTTAATTATGGTACTTCCATTAAAACACAAAAGCCTCCACATGAGTAGAGGCTTAATTGTGCGTGCCTTACAGACTAGCTTTGAACTTTTACTGAGAAGGTTGGACGTAGAGTCTTAACACCGTAAACAGTGTCGACTGTAAGCAACCATCCTAGGTATTCTTGCTTGTACTGTGCTTGTGTGCGTGGTTTTAGCTGGTGAGCTATACCAACAGCGTCCTTGTGGAACGCAACACCTGTGTGCTCGTCTGTAGTTGTGTCAACAAACGGAATGTTTTGTGACATAACAACTTCAAAGCCGTAGATGTTACCAACGCGGCCGTTTTCGATAGCCTTGCCAGTTCCGAGTGCGTCGTATCGAACGTATTTGTCGATTTTTAGCAACTCACCTTGCTGGTAAGGGTCTACTGCGAATGTACGGTCAGTTTGTGGTGCCTTAGCTTGGTCAAGTGTGACCTTTGCTGAAACAACAACTGCATCTGTAAGTGCTACACCGAATGTACCAACAGCCGTGCTGGTTGAACCAGCTTTAAGCTCAGTTAGGATGTCTGTGTCGATAGCTTCAACGATTGCGTAAGCGATTGGTTTAGTAAACTCGCTACGTAGTTCGTACTTGCTTTGGATTGACAGAATGTCCTCAATGAGTACAGACGCTTCTTTGTGTTTGTTAATGGTGATGTCAACTTTAGTTGCTGTACCACCGTTTAGTGTTACCTGTGTGTTTGCTGCTTTGTCGTTCGCGCTGGCTGATGCCATGAATGGAACGGTTACAACTTGACCCATGCCTGCTGACTCTGAGTCGTAGTGTTTCACGCGTGGTAGTAGGACTAATTCGCTCTCGAGAATGTCCATAACGTCGTTCGCCCATACTGTAGGACGAAACACGTTACCAGTTGTGACGGTTTGGCCGTTTGTGCCTAGTGCCATTTCTTTGTTTCCTTATCGTATTAGAGCCTCCTACGAACTGAGTACTTGGTCTAACCTGGCCTTGTTAGCGGGGTCCTTACGGCCCTCGCGTCCCAAGTTGTCCCACCATGTCTCAACATTGGCTTTCGTCAATGGCTGAGGCGCTTGGCTAGTGACTGCGTTACCCGGTACGGAAGCGGCGGTTTGATTCGTTGCCAACTTCTCAAGGGTCGCTTTGCTACCTTCGTCTCGTAGTGCTGCTGCGTCTGGCTTTCCTATACCAGATAGCTGGTAGGCCTCAGATACAGTCATATACCCGTTATCTACAAGCTGCTGCTTGGTTGGGTTATTCTGTAGCCAAGACACGAATGCCATGCGCTGCGTATCAGACACGTTCTGCTCGCGTATAAACTCGCGGGCTTCGGTCTGCTGGCGGATCGTGAATACCTCATCGGCAAGCTGTTGGACCAATGGGTCGTCGCTTACAACGGGAGGCTGACTCGTCAGTTGCTTCTCGAGCTCTGATGATTGCTGTGCAGTCTGGTGCATGCGCTTCTCGGCCTCCTGGTAAGACTTAGTGGCTTTCGCCAGTCCCTCAGGGGTAGAAACGTCAATGCCCTTTTTCGACCAGAACTCTGCTGGGTCGACACTCTCGGAGTTGTCCGTCTGTGCGGGCTCGCTTGGTGCTGCTGCATCATCGTTAGTAGTTGCTGTTGTTGGTTCGCTAGTCGGCGTTTGTTCCGCCTCAGCGTGCTGCTCTTCAGGTTGTGGCTGTGTAGCCGCCTGTTCCTGAACAGGAGCGTCGGTTGTGGATTCGTCCATGTGAACCTTCCTTGTTAAGTTGTTAATGCACCTGTTGAGAGGTGCTAAAGCGGCACGAGCGCCTTGGACGGGGCAGACTTTTAGTTAATAAAGTCCTCGTAGCCGCTATAGCACACCTAAACGTCTTTGTTGTCCTCCTTCTTCTTCATACGAGCTTTGAAACCATCGGCCAGTTGCTTGAGCAGGGTTGGGCTTGCAGCGGTTGCTTGTGCAGTCTTGAAGTAGTCGAGGTGGCGCTGTGCCTCGGAGGCGAGCAGTCCCCAATCGGCGCGGTCACTGCGGTTTATGGCTGGGTTGACAGCGTTACGTGTGCATTCATCGACGCGCTTTTGCAGTTTGTCGAGGTGATGCCTACCGAACGGCGAACGGGCGAACCGTGTCGCGTCCTTCACTAGCTGTACTGGGTCATAATCGTTAGGCACTTGGCTGTCCTCCCGCTATAGCTCCACGTAGCTGGTCAAGCTCTTGTGGCGATAAGGCACTGGCAAGCGCTGCTGTATCCACGCCATCACCGCCTGATACCGCTTGTGCGGGGTCTGTAGGTGCTGGAACGCCTGTTGATGCGTCTGGTGGCATCGGTGCGCCCTGTGCGTTCGGGTCTTGGGCCATTGGGTCGGCACCCGGCATTGGAGCTTGCTGTCCTGGCGTGATTATCTTTTCGATTTCTTCACGGTCTAGGTCAGCGAACATCTTAGGGAATAGAGCTTTCTTGGCTTCGGGTAGGTTGTTGCTTGGGTCTTGCACGATGATTTGATAGTTCTCACGAGCCACCTTTTGGTTCTCGGCTTGTTTAGCCATTGAGTCAACTTCAAGGTTCACGCTTGGTCGCCAGTCGCCTTGATAGTCCTTCGGGTCAAGGATGACTGCGCCCTTTGGCAGTGGTAGCTCTTTGCCTGGGTTCTGTGGGTCAGGGATAGTCGTGCGTAGGCCGTTAGTATCTGCACCCTTTACTTGTACAACTATCGGCTCATCAACGAAGAGCTGGAACATACGGAAGATGATGTAGGCCATCCAGTACAGGCCGTCCTTCTCCATGATGCGGGCCTTGCTCTCGATGCGCTGTGAGGTCTGAGATAGCTGAGCGTTTACCTCAGTCGCAGTCGTGGCTTTGACATTGGCGATGCCCTTTGCGAGCTGGTCAACGGCTGTCGTTTCACGCATCTCATTCTTGATGTTTATGCGGTTATTGAATGAGTTGGGCGGTAGCACTGGTACTTGGCGATCAACTAGTGAGCCTGGCTTGAATGGGTACACCACATCTGGGTCATTCGTAATAAGGTCTATCCAGTCGCTATACGCTGGGTCGAGTTCCTTCTGTGGGGCGAGCTGCCGGATGATGTAGTCAGCTTCCATGTTGGTCATATCGTTTAGCAGCTCTTGAGGCTTGGCAATCGCGTCTACCTCTGAACGTGCGTAGAACAGGCTAATCTTGCGGTAGTTGCGGAAGAAGAAGAACGGAACGAGGCCTTCACACTCACGGTCGGCACGCTTTTTAGCTTCATCTGGTGCAGTGCCACCTTCGACGTACATGTCACGGAGGCGTACACGGTGGCGCGCCTTGTATGGGTTCTCAATGTCCTCAATGACGTATCTGCGGTTCATGAGGGTCACCACGCGGTCAACGTCCCATATCTCTATAAGTTCGGCTTGGTCTTTACTGTCTGGAATGGTTGAGCCGGCCATCATCTCTTTATGGCTCTTGTCGTCGTCCTTATCAGGTGCGGCAGAGCTCCGAGCTTCGTCTGGGATGTTGTAGCGTTTCTTGAGCTGGCCGTAGGTCTTGCTGGTTTCGTCGGTATCAACTACCTCGTAGCTGTCGAGCGTTTCAGTACGGACTAGGAAGCGTCGGCCTGCGTAGCTGCCTGGCTCTTGTAGCTGTCGTGGGCTGCGGATCGTTGGGTCAACGATGAAGTCACGCATCGCGCCACTCTCAAGGTGAGGATGGTCGACATCCCAACTCATCATGTTGCCCGCCATGCCCGTGTTGAACATCTCGCGGTATCCCTCTTCCATAGCCAAGTCCCATTGGTCGCGGTCATTCCACTCATCTACGAGTGCATTGAGTGGAGCTGTAGAGGGTTGGCGCATTGGATTGCCACTTTGGTAGTCCAGTCGCAGGTTTGCATTGTTGAGCGCTGCAACCATTGTCTCGATAGTAGAGAACACCATTGGTACGAATGTGTCAGTCACGCCCTTGTATTGAGCATTGACTCGTTCGTTGTCGTAGAGCTTTGTGTCGCGGTCCCATTTAGTGTGCCAGTGATCGGATTGGTAGTCCCATGAGTCCTGCCAACGCTTGAGGGTCTTTTCTAGTACCTCATCACTAACGACTACTTTAGGAGCGCGAGCCACCTCGTTAGAACCTCGCTTGTGCGCGTAGAGTGGCTACCGCGTCGTGGATTGACTTATGGGTTGCGTCAGCAGAGACGCTGAGCAGTCGAGTTTGGCCGTTCGCTACAAGTCGCACGTAGTACAAAGTATTCTCAACACCACCACGCCAGACTTCTACCTTGTCTGCGCCGTGTCGACGTAAGTGTGAGGCGAGAGATTCCTCAGTCGTTAGCTTTGTTTCAGCAGGTTTCGCTGCTGGTTTCTTGGGTTCGCTGTGTTTCTTGGGTGATGCCATTCTTATACTCCTTACCTATCAATATAAAACAACACTATCGCAAATGCTATAGCTAACGCGATGAATAGGCACCGCGCTTAATCTTTACCTGCTGCGGTTTAGCTGTTAGCGACTCTAATGCGTAGCGGATAGCGTCCATTGCGTGATCGTTACCGCCCTCTGGCACAGCTATCTGTTTGCCGTCACGGTCGAACTTCCACATGTAGTTGCGATATTCGCGGATTGTCTCAACTGAACGCTTGGTGATGCTAATGCGTTGGTCCTGAACGTGCTGTATGCCGCGTAGCAGGCTGCCTTGTCCTTTGTTCGCGCCCTGGACGACCACACCGGCGAGTGCTAGGTCGTCAATGCTCTTTGGCTCGGCGCTATCTGCAATGACGAGAGTGTTCGACTCTGGCAGGTTGGCGATGAACTCTGCTATTGGCTGGTTGCGCATGCCTGTGCGGTATAGCTCTTGGTCGATGATGTAGCCACCGTTATAGAAGTAGACGGCTACGAGGGCTGCTGGGTCGGCTGAATACCCGAAGTCAAGGCCACGACGAACGAGACGCGCCTCATGCGGCACAGCGTCGATGATTTGCCATTCCTTGTATATCTTGCCCTCAACCTCACCGAGTTTACCGAGGCCATATACCTGCCACCATGCCTTGTTGCCCTTGCGAGATTCGATAGAGTCAACAATCTGCTGGTCGAGTGCTTCATTGTCCTTGTACGTCAGGGTGATGAAGTCGTGGTCACGCTTACCGGCAACCTCTGTGTAATACCAGAACTCACTCGTTGGGTTGAAGTCGAGCCAGATGTCGCTCTTAGTACGCACCTCAAGCTGGTCAAAAGCCTCATACGGGACGTTGTTGCACTCGTTGATATACAAGCGGTCACGGCGCGGTCCACGCACTTTAGACGGCATATCTGCTGAGAAGAACTCAAGCTTGCTGCCGGTCTCGAACGTGTATGTGAAGTCTGTCTTACTCCACCGGCTCTCATCGAAGTAGTTGTGCTCCTGCATGATGTTGAGGAAGTCACGCATTGCGCCACGACGAAGGTGTGGAAAACTCTCACTCACAATAGAGGTCAGTGTCGGCGTGGTGTCGCTCTGGCACTTGTCAATGAGTATCTGAATGATGCTAATAGTCTTGCCTGCTGACGTACCACCGGCCACCACACGGATGCGCTTGCGGAGTTTAAGCAGCTTGGTCGTAGCTGTCGTCGCGCTGTATGGCATCACCGTCCTCGTCGTTACCGAAGTCAACGTCTAGTGCATCGTCTAACATGTCTGCAAAGGCTCTGTATCGCTCATTGACGTACATCACGGCTAATTGGCCCATGCAACGGACTATGTGGATTGGCCCTTTGATGTACTCGTGGTTAAGCATCACCCGCCTTCACGTCGAATGCTGGTTCAAGTTCGAGTTCAGGCGCAAGAGGCGGCATTCCTGGTGTATCTCGTGACGCAGATTGCTTATAGAGGATTTCATTAACTGGCGCTCCTTTTGCTATTTGTCCGCCGAGCATCGACTTCTGCAGCGCATTAACCTTAGCGTTTATCTCGTCCATGTTGGTGTCAGTATCAAAGGCGTGCATCATCACCTTGCCGTTGTGCTCTACAGACAAGATCATAAAGGCCACGTTTCTGCCTGTTGTTAGCGTGGCTGTCATTCCTTTGGCTCCTGTGTTTGTCCACCGAGTATCGGCTTTGGTAGCTCTTTCACTCTCACGTCTTGCTCTGTCTTAGTGCTGAACTCGTCCTTCTTCTTGCGTTCTAGCCACCATTTCGCTGTGTCTCTATCGCCCTTTTTGATGGCTCTAGCAACCACTCCACGAGCTATTTCTGTCACATAGTCACGAGCAAGGCTCATGCGCTCCGAGAACTCTTCATTCTCTGAGAGGTGTTTATAGTACGTAGACTCCGACATAATTCCGTCGATTGCCTCAAGGGTTGTAGCCCCGTCACGAAAGCGTGCTTCTAGTTCTTCGATGTTGGCTTTGGTAAGTCTTGAAGGCGCAGGCATTACAGCATCACCTCCACACGTACTCTCACCGTCGAATCAGCATCAACAAGTCCCAAGGTATTCACCAGTGGGTCGTCGCTCGCTAGCACAACACGATGCTCTAGATCGAGGCTGGCTGTCTTTTTGGTCGTCACCTGTTTAATCTCGGCAACGAATTCAATGAAAGGACCGACCTTTCCCTCGGTTGGTTTGGCTCCAGTTGTAGCTCTTGCTGCCTTTGCCATGATGTATTCATTTAGACACACGGCAATACATTTGTAAAGACTAAACGTAATCAGGCCGTACAGTGCGCTCACTCAAGCGGCTACGACATGAGCTTCTACATGCGGTACACATCCATGCTTGTTGGACCGAAGTCTTGTTGTAGCGCTTGCCATTAGCGGTTAGCGTTCCTTGTCGTCCACAACTAGGGCACGAGTCAGGCTTACCAGTGATAATTGCGATGTTCGGATGTCCGGTGTCGTATGGCATGAGCTTGTCGTATACAGCTTCTAACAGCACCACGTCTTGCTTGTTGTAGCGTTCCATTTTGCGCCAGGCTTTAGGGTCTCCGGCCATGCACAAGCGCCAGAGCTCTTTGTTGCTGTGTTCTTTACGGCCTACGCCTAGTGTCGCGCCGAGCTCATCGAGCTTGTTACTTGTGAAACCGAAGTGTCTACGGGCTACGAGCAGTGTGTCTATTCGCTGGTAGTGAGATGGTGGCATGAGTCCGTGGTATAAGAAGCGGGCGTTGACCTTCTTAATGTCGAACTTATTGCCGTTGTGAGCGACGAGTATGTGTGCCTCATCGAACAGGCTGTGTAGCTTCTCTGCGATAGCGCTGTCGTCGGTGCTGCCTGGTGTATAGCCCTTGAACTGTGGCTGTGATACGACGTGGGTTCTATTCTCGCCCTGCCACTTATAGGCGAAGCAGAGGATGTACCAGTCTTGTATCTTCCATATGACATTAGTGTCGTAGGTTGCCCATGTTGTGCCGACTATTGGGGCAATCTCAATGTCAAAGAAGAGCATGCGCACGGTGGACTTATTGGATGGTCCACCCGCGCTCATTCAGGCCTGCCGTCGTTTCTGTATTAGGCTTGAATGGATATTCATGCTTTACATATAACACACAATGCCTGATAAAAGAAGTACTAATTTAGGCGGGCGAGTTTGAGCATGGAGTCGAATAGCTCCGGCTCGTTGAACGGGTACTCGGGGTCGTCTGTAAGGCGCTTGATGAGTGCCTTTTTGATGCCAGTACTGACGGTGGACTTCACGAGTGCTGCCGTCTCGTCCTGTGACAAGTTGTTCTCTTTGGCGTAGGCGAGTACGGGGTCGAGTAGGTGGTACATCTGAGCCGTCGCGCCCATGTCGTCAATCATCTTGATTAGTTCGGGTGAGAGCTCTTCGTCGGCCATGCGCCGATTCTAGGCGATGCTGTCGTCTGTGTCTGGTGCTTCGAGCAGGCCTTCGATGTGCCGCTTCTCGCTCTGTAGTAGGGCTATCTGCAAGGCCATGTGTTTCACGCGCTCTTGGAGATGCTCCCGGCGTTGCGGTGTCATCGGCTCGGGCCCGAACAACTGAATTAACTCGCCCACGGTTAAAACTCCACCGTCTGTTTAGGTAGGTAGCGTTCAACTATGGCGATGGCTTCCTCTGCGCCCTTGGCAATAAAAGCGGGAGTGCCGGCTGCGTTGAGTGCGGCGATCCAATCACGCTGCTGTGGTGAAGTAGTGCTGCCCTTGGTGCGTTTCAGTTCTATCCAGATAACGCCCTGCGGTGTCAGGATGAAGTAGTCCGGTACGCCTGGGCTTGTGCCCTGCTGCTTGAGCCTGATAGCTCTTCTACGGGCTTCTGGGCTGTGTCCTGTTTCGTTACCTATGTGCGTGAACTTCAAGCCTCTCAGTCGCAGATAGGCGACCAGCGTGCGTGCTTCTTCGGCCTCAGTAGGGACCGGCAATCTCACGACTGCGCTCCCATTGTGGCGTTCTTGTCGATGTACTCCTTCCACAGATCGGCGTCAGGGATGAATGTCATGGTCAGATTTGGGCGCTCGTCACCGGCCGTAATCACGGTCAATGTGCCGTAGTGAAAGAGCTTGGCGATGATGCTGGTTTCGGCCACATCAATGCGCTGCACGGTGTTCCAGTCGGCCTCCGTGTAATTGGAGTAGAACAGACCGGCATATTTGCGGTACTCGATGCCACTAGCACTCAGGGTGATGGTGCTTTTGGAGTAGACAATCAAGGCCACGACCGTAGAGACGGTAACGGTAAAGCCAACGATGCCAATAAGCCACTGCTCTAGGTCGTCGGCTTTGAATACGAACCATGACAGATATGTCAGTAGTAGTAGGGCGAGCAGACCCGCTACACCAATCAGCGCTGCTCCGAACCAGTGCTTGTTGATGGTGATGGTTTGCACGGCTAGGCCTCGACGCTGCTTTCAAGTTTTGCCATGACGATGCTGCGGAAGCTAGCGGGGTAGTACTGCCCTATGATTGTGGGGTTTTCAGTCACGAGAGAGATTGCGGCGTCCCTGTCGATGACGTTGTTGTCTGCCAGTGTCATTAGCGCTTCAAAGCCGAGATGCCGTTGTGCGCGGCGCTTTGCCTCTTTGGCTCGCTCGGATATGAATGGTTGCGCTTCTTTCATATGCTAATAGAATAACAAAAAAAGCACCCTATGTAGAGTGCTTTGTTAGGCTCGCTTTTAATCGTTCGACTTCTTCGGGGTTTTCCTCTCGCCATTGCTTCCAGCTAGAGTGCTTCAGCTTCCAGC